TTTGGGATCGCCTCCGGCACGTCTGAGGCCTTGTTCTCGATCCCCATCCTCAACGCCGTCTGGGACTTCTCCGCCTCCCTGAGTGTCACATGGTCTGATAGGAACATTCATCCTTTCAGAAAAGATTTCAGATCGCTGAAGGCGTTGGAGGGGTCGTCATTGATCATAGAGTTGACGGATTCCTCAATCTCGGATCCGAGGCCCTTGACCATGTTCTCGACGTGGTCGGCCCCGAGGGACTGTTCGTCAGAGTCACAAAGGTCTTTAAATCCTTTAAGCAATTGGATGACTTGGATGGCTTGCATTATCATATCGATTCCTGGGGTTTGGGTTCGGGTTCTGGTTTGGGTTCTTGTTTGTGGGGTTTTTCCTCCATAAGGTCGCTATCTCCGTTGAAATAGAACGTCGAAATTCCTGAGATCACCGAAATAAAGCTACCGATGAGTATATTCAATAAATCCCGACTAGATTGGGCCATCTCAGTTTCGGCGACAAGCATCATGTGGACGATGTACAGAAAAATTGCAAATGCACTGATGGAAATGACCAGGCGTCCGTAAAACCGGGCGACCGTGATCCGTTCATTCACTGTCATTTTTTGGGGAGGGTTTGGATCCCCTTTCTTTGTCGTCTTCTCGATTATCTCTTCCACTACTGTCCTCCTCGGATCTCTTCAAGTGTCGGTTCGTCGTCTTCTTCAATCTCGTCAGGGTCGTCCTGGTCCCCGTATATCCTGGACTCAACCCAGTCCGGTCTCAGCCAATCCAAAAATCTTTGGATTACTTCCATCTGTCACTGTCCTTTCCGCATAATCAGTTCCCGGATAACCTGGGAGTTCTGGTCCACTGATTGTTTTAACTGTTCCACCGCAATCTTGATACTGAGGAGGGCGTCACTGGACTTCTCGACCATCGAGATGATCTTGGCGTCCTTTTCCTCCTCCCGGATGGCGTAGGCCTCCCGTTCCTTCCTCGCCCAGTCAAACTGATATTTACAGAACCATAGAAGGACCACGGACAGACAAACCGGGACCCCAAAACTGTTTAGAAGATCGACAATGGTATTCACATCCATAAGGGGTTCTGGGGATGGGGTTGTTGGATAGTTGTAATACCTTTGATCAGCCGGGTTCGGAAAGTGGTGATCCATTACGGTTTTGTCGGCCAGGTGATGTTATTAGGATCGCTGTTATCCTGTGGCACTGACCTCAACTTGTTTCTGTACTCTTTCATTGCTGTAGAAAGGGCATTATCTTTGAGTGCTAGGTAGTCGGTTTCTGCTAAACGCCTATTGCGATCATGACGGATGCTTTTCCACTGTTCTGCGGTTTGGTATGCGGTTAGTGCGTCATCGTCTTTGATGATTTTAGATCCGTCCCACTTTAAGCAGTAAGTTCCATCTGATGTTATGTGTCCACTTTGGTTAAAAGAAACTGTAATATCTCTACCTTCTTCATCTTTATCTTGATAACTAAGCGGTGCATCTGTCTCTACTATCTCATAATTTTCACCAGAGAAGTCGTAGGTTTTATGTCCGTTTTCGTCTTCGGTAGTTACCGATTCTAGCCAAGTCCAATATGCGGATTTATCTAAGCCTTTAGCGTGTCTTCTGCATTGCCATTCAACTTCGTGAATAGCTATAACTTTTGTGTCTTTAGTTGCGATAAACATCAGCGTAATTTTTCTACAAAAGCATTGTTATAGGCAAGAACATCATTACCATATTCGCCTTTCAGTTGTATGTAATCCCCTTTTTTACAATGAAATGTTTCTATACAAACAAAATATGTTGCGTTAGTTGCATAGGCGGTATGTCCACCATTACCACTGCGACTCCACTGCATATAACTATTTGAACCATTACTATAAGTTTGTGCTGTAAATTTATATACTCCGTCTACTAGACAAATCATTCTATCGTATGCAATAGCAAAATATTTATTAAACCAATCACGGCCACCGTCAGACCCTCTCCATTCATCAAAAATAACAGAAGTACTCCAATCTGTTGCTGTATCTGTAGCCATTTTGCAAACTACATTTCCTATATAACTCGTATCCCTAGTTATCTCATCCCAAGTTTTACCATCAGGGCTACAAACTAAATTCGTCTGTTCCATATTACGGTCGCCTCCGATTAGCTCGTGTAAATGTTGGGATTCGAAGGATTGGTAATGGTGTGAAGTGTGGATTGGGGTGGCTATATAAAAAGCTGAGACTGAAAAATTATTTGTTGCATTATTTCTAGCCTCAAAAGTATTTAATCCTAGTGTAGTTGCACTATCTTGTGTGGTGTATGAATGGGCTGATGATCCTCTAGGTGTGTGATTAGTAGCAGAATCATTTAAAAACAAGTCTGCTCTGTCACTATAATTTATAATTTCAAATTGAGTACCAAAGGCAGGAATCTTTGCTTTTGTATTCCCAGAACTTTGGTTTGACGATGTGTATTGAGAAGCGAAACCAAACGGGGGATAAGATAGGTCTACAGTAAGCGAACCAAATGCACCACTAGAGTCGAAAAATAAATCTCTTGTAGCCGACAAACCTCTGACACCTTTGCTAATTGTTGCTCCATCATCCGCAGTTCTTTGAACATAGTCTGCCATCAAGCAGTAATCCGAAACAATTACAGCATCTTCAGGGATTGGGGGTCTTTTGGGTTGGTAGAATGTGACTTCTGAAAATGCACCATAAGAATCTAAATTCACATCATTTATTGCCACACCATCTATAGTGTAGTCTGGATCATGACCAGAATTAGCCCCTTCTCTAACTATTTTTAAAACATGACTACCATATGGTAGATTTTGGGCTATAGTTGCTCTATTTCCTGCGGTTCCGTATGGTTCCGTGTCTAGTGTGATTCCTGTCCCAATAAATGTAATGTATATATAATCACCACCATCAGCCGTAGCCATACCTATTGCAGTTGTTCTTCCAGAAGCTTCTTTTATTTCAACATCCTTACCACTTAAAGAAGTCAGTCCATCATCCATTACATAAGCAATATCATCAGTACCACCACCAAGCATACTTGCATCTGCATACGTACCACTAGTTCCTTGGTTACTTGCACCATTTCCAAACTCTCTCCAATGAAAAGTCTTGGCTACTTCATGCAGATTATCTTCGTTTACGTCTGTAGTGTGTGCTTCAAAAGTAGGGTAAAAAGTGTCATTAGATGCAGAAGCATTTGCCTTTGCAGTACCGTTTGTAAGTGATGACGAATCAGCAATACTTTTTGCATTAGGTGACATCAAAGTAACAGAAGTTTTAATTACTCCACTACTGTCCACCCACTTTACAACTCGTCCACCATTATAAGGCCGATAATACGTTGAACTATGCTTCCACTTTTCTACACCTAAAGAGGTTGCGGTATCAATATAGGCAGAGACAGAAGAACCAGAGGTAAACCCATTAAAAGGATCGTAATGCGGAGTCCCAGAAACAGTAAACTTCTTCCCATAACTAACTACATTCTGACTAGGGATCTGTATGTTGTTGCGGTTTGAAGTATCTTGGGCGATTAGTTCGATAGCCTGAATATAAAAATATTTAGAACTACCACTCTTAATCTCAAATTTAATTGTGTTTATTTTTGGAGTAGTGCCTAATGAAGAAGAAAGTGTAGAACCACCATTAATCATACTCCCAGCATCAACGAATCTACTATGTAAAGGATTAGCTACACTCGTTACACCCCCTAACGTAGTTGAACCGTCAACACTTAACGTCCCATTAACTGTAACATCAATTTCATTAGCACGATTAGGATCAGTAACAATTATAAAATTTATATCATTAAAATACCCTGTTACCTCAAACCAATTGTTAGTGCAATCAGTATAAGCGGCTATATAATTACCATTACCATCATAAGATACATGCCAAGACCAATTACCATCTACAAAACGAACCCATTCTCTACCATCGGCACATTTTACTTCTTTACCTAGTGTAGCAGTTTCCTGCTCAAGTAGTTGTAATGACTTAAACTTGTGCCTCTGACTCCCAAAATGCCCACCGATACGAGGGTCTTTGATGGGTTTACTGCCAGCAATATTGGTGTAGTAGTATTTTCGTCCGTCTGCCTGAACTGTTCCGTAATCGGTGCTTACTGCTGTTCCGTTATATGTCCCTGTGCCGTGGGTAGTAGCCCCATCAAGCAACTTAGGACTTATCCCAGATGCAACATAAGCAGGATACAGAACCCCAGGAATGATGTGGGGTGTTATATTATCGTTTAAATCACTTATATCTGACGAGGTAAGACCGCCAGACGCCTCATTCCCTAAATCAGCAATATCTCTAGCCCTACTCACTTTCCTCCGTTACTTCTGGTTCCTGAGATGCTAAGAAGGTTTGATAATTATCTTTTATTTCTTGTGTCATAACCGCATTGAATTGGGCTAAAACTACTGGATCGGTTATTGTGGAAACGTCTGTATCTGGTTGAAGGACATAACGATGAAAAATTGAAGAAATTTCCTGTGAATTACCATCATCATCCGTTTCAATTATTTGGTTACGTTCACGAACCTGAATGCAGTAATGATCCTGAATTTTTATAAGTTCTGTTTTATCAACAAATGAA